AGCGTAATGGAATTTACAGTGACTTGGAATGAAGAAGCATATGGTGAAACAGAACCACAGACAGTTTCAATGGCAGAGTTTGTAGCTGATGGCATTGAAGGTAACTGGGGTATTGATGAGGATGGCGAGTTCACCATCGAACATTTAGAGAATCTTGAGGTGGGTGACACACACACAGTGTATGCACCTTATGGATGGAGTATCAAAATTACTAAAATTAAGGAGGTAGAGTAATGAGTGCATATTTAGTAGAACCACAACACATAACTGAGATCGTTAAGTGGGCATCAAACCCACAACAAGGTGGTGTCAGTCATTGTTATAACTTAATAACCAAAGAACAGATCGACTGTGATCCAAAGCAAATGGTCATGACCTTGGCACAAGCTAACATTGATAGTTTAGTAGCAAGGTACGAAGACGATCCAAATAAACATCAAAGCATTTTTCAAGATTGTTTAGACATACTTCAATATTCTACAGATGGTGCTTCTGTTAGTTTGCTTACTGGTGTAGGTAGTTGTGATCTAAAAGCAGACGACATTTACAACATGGTTAGATGTCTTGAGTATCAATCATGTGAGGTTGATAACTGGGTAGAGACAGATGCTTACTGGTTGTTAAACGCAATCAGAGATATGGCAGGCTCTAAATTGTCCAAGGATGCAAAAGTAAGTTGGAGTTTTGATTCAAGGGAGGTAGCGTAATGGAAAATACAAATGTATATGAAAGAGCATTAAAACACTATGACAGTGGTGTATTTTTACAATTAGAAGGTTCTAGTGGCAGATACTTTGTATCTACTTTTATAGACAGTGGCATTTTAAAAATGTTAGATGAAGAGGGCAATACTGTTGTAGATGGATATGGCAGAAAGATTACTTTAAAAAAAGCTGTAATTGACCATGACAGAATAAATGAGTTATGGGAAACAGATTTTGAGTTTATGGAAGAAATTGAGGAGGTAGCATAATGCCAACCACAATTATGTACGATGTTTACCAATACATGCCTACTTATGGTAGGCATGGTGAAAATGTTTTTGTAGCTTCTTATCGCAACAAAGCTGATGCTACTAATCGCAAAGAAAGAGATTATAATAGAAACATAACCAGTCATGTGATTGAACGATTGGCAAATGTTGATCCTAAAAAGGTTTTATAATGTTAGATACAATTACAATCGAGTATAAACTCGAAAACGCTCCTACCAAGGAATATCCTGAAATGGTTAAAGACTTGGTAGATAGAGCCAATGATCGCAAACTTTATTTTGCTATCAATAAAAATCAAAGCATGGCGTTTAATGATACAGAAAGAGGTATCATTATTGAGGCACTATCAAAACTGGGTTTACCTTTATTAGACAAAGACAAACAAACCCAAGAAGAAAAAGTTAAATATCGCAAGATTGAAGAAATCATACACAAACTAGCCTTTGGCAAATGAACCTACTCAAAGCAATTATTCTTGATACTGAGGATGGTGAAATCGAAGTCTCCACTCCAACTGTCAAAGCAAAATCTTTTACAGGTGCATTACGCAAGTTTAAAGGTGAAGAGGTGTTAGGAATCTTAAAAATAGAAGATGACACTTACATGGTTTTTATTGAGGAATAAAGCGTGTAAACTTCTTATGTGACAATTCATAAGTTAAATAACTATCTATTATCAATGCAATCGCATTGGTCAATCATGCACAGCACACATCAAGCAGTCGAAGAATCCCTGCCAATCTTATCTAAGTTTTCTTCAGGTGATGGTGTAGATCGTATGCAAGAAACACCACTGAAAAAACACATCACCAAGATACATCCTGACATTTACAAAGTGCCATTGTTTAGACGAAAGTTTTGCAAGATGTTAGTCGATGAAATCAAGACAATGAAATTCCAAGCTAATGAAGAGGAAGATGAGCTCAGGCAAATACCTGAGATAGTGTTAAGAGATCAAGTGCCTGAGTTATATCGCAACATGTGGTTCGTGGTTCAAACAGTGCTTAATCCAATCATCTATAGTATTTGGCAACGCAATTGTTCCAACATAGGTTCAGTGCAAATAGCTAATTACAATCTAAAAGACAAACAACAAGGTGCTTGGCACCACGATGAATCAGCAGACATCAGTGTGGTGATACCACTAAACACTGGTAAGTACAAAGGTGGTGGCACTGAGTTTCATAACTATGGTGAAGTCAAACCTTTACCCACAGGTCATGCACTGATCTTCCCTAGCTTTACCCACATGCACAAAGGTTTACCTGTAGAAATGGGTGATAGATACCTATTGGTTTTTTGGTTGTATGATCGAAAACGAATGGAGTGGTTACTGGCTAATGGATCACCATAGATCGTGTAACTCAACTAACTGAGTGCCTTGCACATTGTAAGGCTTGTAATCTTTCTTGTGTTCAGCTTCCAACAAAGTATGTAGTGCTTGCTCATTCTTAGCTCTACCATACTCCAAGGCTTCCTCAGACATTGTATAAACCACATATGGATATGGATGAGCCTTTTCCTGTGCCAAGAACGAAAATCCTTCTACAGGCAATCCTAGGCTCTTACAGGCATCTACATACAAAGAAGCCTGCATATGATACCTATAAACATTAATCGCTTGTTTAAAGCCTCTAGGTGAAGCATCACGACAGGTTTTTAAATCCCAAACATGCCTACCATCGTACCAATCAAAACGAGACTTAAAGTTTTGCCCATGCAACTTATAACAAACAGTTAATTCTGTCTGATCGTTCTCACCATGAGGAATAAAGTCTTGTACCACTCTTCGTCTTTCCATGCACACATCGTACAAGTCTTGGCTGATTGCAGTTCTATTACCGACAGTTGCCATAAAATCTTCATAGGCTTCTTTGCCTGCTTTGGTTCTACGATCTAACGCAGGTTGGATAACAAATTCATCATCAAACTTGTGGTTCTCTAAAAACACTGTGTGTTGTACTCGACCTTCCAACAGTGCAGGTGATTCAGTAAACTCTGATCTATTCTTCCATGTGTACACACATTGATCGACTTGCTTTAGGTCTGAGGCTCGATACGCAGGTATCTCATTGTATTCCTCAAAGGGTAAGTCTTCGTAAACGCCTTCTTTAAATTCCATCTTTTGATTGCTCCATTTCTTCAGGTGTTACATCCCAACAGTTTAAGTTACCTGCCACTGTTCGTCTTTCACCTTCACCCTGAAAAGGGTACACCATGTGTTGTAGCCATGATGGAAACATCAAGAGCTTGCCAACTTCAGGTTTAATTATTCTTGCTTGTGCAGGTCGCAGTCTTTCAGGATCAATGATTTGATTGAGCCCATAAATAAAATTTAGGTACCCATCAACTGCACCTGATGAGTTGTATAAATCTAAATTTTTGTTGTCTTTAATTTGTGGTGGCACCATAGTCCAAGTGGTAAAAGAAATACCCATCAATGATTGAGTACCATGATCGTGCACTGGATTATAGTCACCTGCATAAGAATGTACTGACCACAGTTGATCCATCTCTACTCGTTTAGGATAAACGCCACAACGAGTCATTTTGACAAACTGTTGGATGTACTGAACTCCTAGATTCTCCATAAGATGTGTGAATGGTTTTAATTCATCACACTTATGATCCATGGTAAGTTGTTCACCTGAGTAGATTTGTCCTACTAAGATGTCACCACTAGAAGTTTTATTCTTATCAACCCTGAGATTATTAAGATGTTTGTTAAGCAGATTAACCATGTCAGGAGTTAAATCGTGTTGCAACATCATAGCTGATGGCAGTGGATAAACTGTAAACTTAATGCCTTCTTCACTCATTTGATAATTCCTTTATTAAACGATTCAAATACCATTGGCTTTTCTTTAAATCTTCCAATGGGTTGTCGTTTTTATATTTAAACCTGTGGTTGTACTTCAGCATAGAGCCCTCTAAATAATATTTAAAGTTATCGCCTAATTGTTGTTTGATGTAATCAATTGACTCAATCCTACCTTTTAAGTAGTGAGGAGGCTCATTTACATAATCAGTGGTATCACTCATAACAAATTCTGTGGGCAACTAGGGAAAGCATCATGTTAAACAAAAAAGCTAAGTCACCCAACAGAAACTAAAATGGTATGTCTTCGTCTGTAACAGTTTTGACTGGCTCATCTTTAGCAAGATCAGCTAATCCACTCTTAGCAGGCTCAGATGTTTCAAAAGTAGAACCTGACTCTTTGGCACCTTTGAGTTCAAAACTTTCTTCGATTAGGTTTTGTTGCCATTCAGGTAAACCATCATAAATATCACACATGGCTTTGGTTTGCTCAGTGCTATCACCTGAGAACTCTTCACAGTAAACATCTAGGTCAAAGATAATCCCTGCATTGACAGTCTCAGTCTTTTTAAACTCATCAGGTTTAAAGATAGCTTTGACTCTAGCATTACCATTGGCATTGTGTTCGATCTCTAAATTAGCAGGTGCACCTATCATTTTGTCCAAGTCAAAACCATCAAGTTCTTCTTTGGTAAATGATTTGCCACGCCATGTAACTAAGTCTTTATATAAGGTGGCGTTCTCATTTAAAGATGCAGTGTAAGTTTTAGAAATGCTCATGGGTCTACCATCAGACATTTTTTGCTCAGGTATTTCCCAAGTCACACTTAATGTTTTTCTTTTCTTAGTGTTGTCAGAATTTGGTTCTGCATCTCTAGGATAGGTTTCATTTCTGCTCCCTTGGTCTATAATCTTATAACAGACACCTAAGTGTTGTCCTTCAGGTAGAGCTTCAAACTCTTTGCTATCTGATTTAATAGTTAAACTCATAATCTTTTTACTCCATTGGTTGTAATTATTTGTAAATTAGTCTAGGATTGTACAGACTTTTATAGATATAGCAACAGGGAAAACAGACATTGAAAATTAGACGACCACCTTCCAAGAATTTTGAACGACCTTTATCAGGAGATATAGAGTCACAATTTTTAAGTTTTTTATCTGAACAAGGCATGGAAGTTGATCCACGCAAAGGTTTGGTGGTTGATGGGAGTATTGGTCGTGCTTACATCAACTTAGGTGGTGAAAGGAAGCTGTCAGGTTGGTATCAACTGTGGATGGATCAGAGTGTTCCATTTGGAAGGGTGGGAGACTATAGGATATCTACAGACCAACCGACAGCGATTTGGAAACCTGAGAATCGTAAACGCCAAACAGTTACCAAGACTGAACGAGAAGAGATAGAACGCCTTAAAAAAGAAGTCGAAGTCAAGAAGGCTGAGAAACATACCAAATCTGCTAAACGCTCACAGGCTATGTGGGAGAAAGGCGAAGACTGTGAGAAACATCCCTACTTAGAAACCAAAGGAGTTTTATCTTATGGTTTGAAGGTAGATGAAAATGGACTCTTAATGATTCCTATGTTGAACAATGATCTCACTGTGGTGGGCATGCAATTTATCTCTGACGATGGCACCAAGCGTTTTTTGACTGGTTCTAAAAAAGCAGGTAGCTTTTTTATTCTTGGACAAGAAATACTCAAGACCTCAGACACGATTTACTATGGTGAGGGTTACGCTACTTGTGCTGATATTTACAGAGACATGTCATGTCCTGTGTTTGTATCGTTTGATGCTTACAACCTATCGAAGGTTGCTGAAAGCGTGTTTGAAACACTTAAAGACAGACGACACATCTTTGTGGCAGACAACGATGACTCTAAGACTGGTGAGAAAGAGGCTATTAAAGCCTGTCAATGGATCATCAAACAAGGTGGCATGGCTGAAGTACATATGCCTGAGACTAAAGGTGATTACAACGATCACAAATCTGTCAGTGGTGAAGTCATCCCTGCTCTTAAGTTTGTCGATGTGCCCACAGATGTCGATTTTGTAACCTCAGAAAAAGGTCGTATGTTGAACCTAAAAGAAAATGTCTTAGGTGTCATGAAGACTCACAACATTCATGTTAATTATAATGTGATTAAAAAACGCATGGAGATAGAAATACCTCACATGAACTTTATCGCTGACATGAAGGAAGAAGCGAGTTTGGTGGAGATCGAAGATCGCTGTATCAAGATGGGAGTACCCCACACTAGGGTTCGAGACTATCTCAAAGTGATCGCTAATGAATACAATCCTGTCATTGAATGGATCGAAAGCAAGCCTTGGGATGGAACATCTAGGATTGGCGAGTTTCTAAAGACGATTACTTCGAGCACACCTGAAGCTCTGAAAGACATGTTGCTCAAGAAATGGTTAATTAGTTGTGTAGCGGCTTGTTATGAGCCCAATGGTGTCGAACTAGAAGGTATCTTAGTTTTCCAAGGAGCACAGGGATTAGGCAAGACCATGTGGTTCAAAAGACTGTGTGACTACAACAATGGATGGTTACTAGAGGGTGCTACCCTCAATCCCAGTGACAAGGATTCAGTGAAGAGGGCTGTAAGCCACTGGATAGTAGAACTAGGTGAGATAGAGTCTACCTTTAAGAAGAGTGACATCGATCAGCTTAAAGCCTTTATCACAGCCAAGACAGATGAACTTAGATTGCCCTACGACAGAGCCTTTACTACTTATCAAAGGCGTACAGCGTTTTATGCTTCAGTCAATGCAAGAGAGTTCCTAACAGATTCCAGTGGTAACAGAAGGTTTTGGTGTATCGCAGTGACAGGTATAAACTTTAATCATGGAATCAACATGCAACAAGTGTGGGCTGAGATAAAAGAAACCATGTATGTCCAAGGACAAAAAAACTGGTTTTTATCACCTGATGAAAGAGAATTGTTACAAGATAGCAATGAAGGTTACAGAACCCAATCATCAGTCGAAGACTTGTTGTTACAGTATGTGAAGTTCGATACCACTAACCCACAAGCAGTACAGATGACTGAGTTACTCAGAGACATGGGTATAGCCAATCCAAGGATGCCTGACTTTAAAGAAGCCAGTCGAGTGTTAAGTCAAAATGGAGTTGAGCCTAGACGATCCAATGGCAAGAAAGTTTACGACATAGAATATGACAAACCTGACAATGGTTTTAGTTCTGATAAGAAATATGGAGATGTGTTTTGAAATACTTATCCATATGCAGTGGCATAGAATCAGCAGGAGTGGGATGGCATCCACTTGGCTATGAATGTATAGGTTTGGCTGAGATAGACCCATTTAGGTCTGCTGTATTACAATATCATTACCCGGAGATTAAAAATTATGAAGACTTCACCAAAATCCAAGCATCAGACTTACCAACAAGACCTGATGTTCTCGTTGGAGGAACTCCCTGTGCAACATTCAGTATTGCAGGGCTTCGCAAAGGGCTTGGAGAAGATAGAGGAAACCTCGCACTTGAGTTTGTTAAACTTATTGAACGAGTGCAACCCACATGGGTTGTATGGGAAAATGTGCCCGGTATCTTGTCAAGTAATGGAGGACAAGACCTTGGCACCTTCCTCGGAGCATTGGGGGAACTCAGGTATGGGTTCGCTTACAGGGTTCTTAACACTGAACATGTCAGAACACAACGATTTCCAAACGCCATCCCACAAAGAAGAAGGCGTATCTTCGTTATCGGACATATTGGAGGAGACTGGCGAAGTCCTGCCAAGGTATTATTTGACTCAGCACCAGTGCGAGAAGATGCTCCTCCGAGCAGAAGAAAGCGAGAAGAAAATCCCAAAAAGCCTACATATCGTTCTGCAAGAAGCGACCAACTCGTTGAAGACGAAGTAGCAGGCACAATAGCGGCTAGGGATTACAAGTCAGCAACAGATTTAGTTGTTGAAAAAAAACCTGTCATCATGCGAGATTCACAGACTGGTTCTAATGGCAAGCCATGGAATGATGAAGGTGTGTCTTGGTCACTCACAGCCCACGACAGATACACAGTGATAGAGACAAGCACACCTGATAAAGCACCAAGGATATATAAAGAAGAAGTCTCACCTACACTGACAGCCATGACTGGTGGTAACAGACAACCTATAGTTTTTATAGAAAAAGATGTGCAAGACAAAGACAACAGTTTGATCCATTGTGGTGATGAGGTAGAGATGGTCAGAGTCAGGAAACATGAGGTTGATATACAAGGATTACAAAAAAGTTTAAAGGATGGCAAGGTCAATAAGTCACTCACCATACAAAATATCGCTGACTCACTCAGTGTCAATAAAACAACTGTGGATCATTGGTTTAGAACTGATGGTAGTTTTGCAATACCCACTGAAGATGTATGGTTCGACTTGAAAAGTCTGTTAGGAATCGAAACTGATAAGTTTGATGATTCCATTATGGAGTTTGAGATCAGAGAAGGCACTTATGAAATGTCAAGGAGAGTTTACAGTGATGAGGGTGTTTCACCCACTATCACAGCATCTAACCCTGATGCAAAGATAACCACACGCAATGATGTAATCAGACGACTCACTCCTGTTGAGTGTGAACGCTTGCAAGGACTCCCTGACAATTACACACAGATTCCATACAGAGGTAAACCTAAAGAAGATTGTCCTGTATCAAAACGCTACGAAGCATGTGGTCGAGCTATGTCAGTCAATGTCATGGAGTGGTTGGGATCACGAATCAAACAAGTTCATAATGGAGAAATATAATGGAAGATAAACGATTTAATTTTAATGACATCACAGACTTTGAGAAACACATAGAACTCTCAATACCAAACTTTCTGACCCTAGATAACATTTTTCGCAATATCACTCATGAATATGCACAACCTGAAAGCACTGTGGTGGACTTAGGATGTTCTACAGGTAGATTCTTAACCAGTCTTAATCAAATACCCACTTGTGAGTACATGGGGATCGATACAGTCGATATGGAACAAAGAAGAGATGGTTTTTTGTTTATACAAGGTGATTGTGAGGCTGTTTTACCTGAAATCCATCAAACCTCAGTGATTGTAAGCATGTTTTTCTTGCAGTTCTTGGGTAAACATCAAAGAAGGCGTGTGCTTAACATTATCAAGCCCATGTTAGATGCAGGAGCTATTTTGCTGATCTCAGAGAAAGTTTTTTTGAATGACTCAAGATTACAGCAAATTATTCACAAGTTGCACATCCAAGAAAAGCGTAAAGGTTTTACTGACACAGAGATATTGGATAAAGATTTAAAGTTATCAGTCAGTATGTACTGTAAGACAGAACAAGAACTTATGAATGAGCTTAATGAGATAGGCGTTGTCTCAAAGGTGTGGCAGAGTTTTAATTTTATGGGGTTCATGGTGGCAGGTAAACAAACATGAAATGTTGGCATTGCAAAGCTGACCTCATATGGGGTGGAGACAATAACATCGTAGATGAGGATGGTCAGTTTATGTTGGAAACTAATTTGCACTGTCCTGACTGTGATGCCCAAGTGATCGTCACTACACCACTCGCCAAGGCTATCAAAGATGAGGAAGGCGAAGACTCAGAGGCGTTGCACTAATGATAAACAATAAAGTTGCAAAGGAGAGCATCGTAGATGTAGGGATTGGACTAATCATATCCTTTCCAATAGCGTTTACTGTCCTGACCTTCACGACAAACATGGAGTTCAGTGTGGGTGCAACTGCCCTGACACAGACAGTGGTTTTTACATCACTGGCATTGTGCAGGAAGTATTGTGTGCGACTCTTTTTTTTAAAGAACGATGCAAAAAAAGGGTATAGTGATGAAAGTGATGATGTATAATGATTTATACTTTTATGTATAAAACGATAATGGTTAAGGGTATAGTGTGGCAAACAGGGTATAGTAAAGGAAATGCCACCCTGTGAAGAAAACCATATAGAATAAGGGCTAGAGCCTATAGGTAGTGTTAGGTATATACTTTATAAGAGAATAAATATATATAGTACATAACAGCATAAAGTAGCGTTTATACGAGGTATATGTCAGGGGTAATGGAGGTAGCTATACACTGTGCACTGTACACTGATGGATTTTAATATGGCGTGAGCCAAGGAGTAGATAGAATGACTGAGAATAAAGAAATAGTAGAAAGACGAAGGCAAGAGATAGCAGAAGAACAAGAGCAATCCAAAGTGCTTGGTTTATCTCACAAGATTGGTGACGACCATTGGGTTCACACATTGACTGGTGGCAGACAGATCAAAGTCTTTGAAGATCGTAGAAAGAAAGATGAAGTAATCTTTGAAGGGATCAAGTAATGTCAGCGATTAAAAACATACCTGAGTGGATTCAAAAAATTATTAAAGAACAATACGATGTCACGATATACTTGAGCGATGGTAAAAAGTTTCCTAATGGAAGCTCACACATTGTGGTTCAACTTAAGAAGATTAAGAAACTCAATAGCAAGTATTTATCAGGTACAGATATCAATGGTCGATCTTATGAGTTTAGCAGTGTGGAAGATTTTAACTACGAGGTGAAGAAGATATATTAAATGGGCAGACCAAAGAAGGACAAGAAACCAATAAGTGAAACTCCAAAGCAATTTGAGAAGGACACTGAGTTAGGTTTGACTGAAATGCAGAACGCATTTGTGTGGCATTACACTGAGGGTTCTTGTTCACAAACAGAAGCGGCGAGGCGAGCAGGGTATGAGTTTCCTGCTGTAGCCGCTAACAAAATGCTCAATGGTAAAGATCAACCACATGTCACCAAAGCTATAAGAATAAGACAGGATGAATTAGCTGAGAAGTATGCGATCACACCACAAAAGACTGGCACGATGTTGTGGAAGATCACTGAAGAAGCGTTTGAATCAGGTCAACTTAATGCCGCTGTGTCTGCTATCAAGGAGCTAAATCAACTGGCAGGTCTGTCGGTTCACAAGACTCAAAACCTGAACATCAATGCCAACATTGATAGCATGTCTAGGGATGATATAAAGAAACGCCTAGCCAAGCTCTTAGGAGGCGACAGCGATACTTATTCACCAAAGGACTTATAGAAGAATAACTAAGTATTGGCGACCTCTTTGTTTCTTTCTCAAATATCTGAAAAAAACTCTTTTTTCCAAAAAAGCACCTAAGATCAATGACTTACGCCTGTATTCATATGTATTCTTTTGTGTAATCATTTGCACATCTGTGTGCATAGGTGTCACAGCCTGAGCCAAGCGATCCAAAGGAACCCTATTAGAATGGGCGTTTACCTAGGATCAAGAAAACGATTGACCCCTACACCCCCAAATGCAGATCGGCTCGCAGGCTTACAGTTATAGCTAAGTTAGGTACACTGAATCACCAAAAAAATTCAACGAAAAAAAATATCAAAAAAAATTTTGCAAAAAAATTTGTGTAAAATTTTGCACAAAAAAAACCCTCCATTGCAGAGGGTCTTTTCTTTGGTTTAGGATCAGCAGTTCATCAACCAGTCCTAACTGGAAGTGGATCAAGATACCTAGTGGCTCGTTTCTCCTCAGAGTGAACTCGCTCATACTTACGAATCTCTTTCTCCACCTTGGTAAGATTAGTATTCGCAAGTTTAAGTTTCCTACTCCAAGCCTTTTGTCGTTTCAACATTCGCTCATACCTTTGAGCCACCTTGTTGATTCGCTTCTTCACCTTGGCTACCTTCTTCATTTCACCAATATCAAATTTTGCTCTGATATCAGCAATCTGCTCTTTGCTCAATGGATGACTTCTAAACTGATGATGATGATAACCATAACTGTGCATCAGTTCATGAGCAAACAGTTGGCTCATACTATACAGACCTATATCATCAGCCATCGACAAGTGCATGTCATGACCATTGCCATAATACTTACCTAAGTAAGCGTGACCTGAAATACCATATGACTTGTTCCATATCTGTATATTCAAGTTTTTCCAATACGAGAGCTTCCCCTCATCCTTCGCTATTTGGTTATGTATAAAACTAAACAACGATCTCAACTTTCCAGTATCAAAACTAGAAGTGTTTTTAATTATTCTCATATGCTTTCCCTTATGAAAATTGGGCAATTCCATATTTTTATGAAACCTTGACCCAAGTGCATTATAACATAGTTTATACATTTGTGCAAATTTGTATACATGACCCAATCCAATAAATTTGACTTTTTGCAAAAAATTACACATGCCTTTATACTCTTATGATGGTGAACTCACGAACAAAGGGAGCATCGTTTGAGCGACAGGTAGTGAAGATTCTGAATGATTTTTTTGCAGACAACGATCTGAACTACACTTGCAAACGAAACCTCGATCAATACCAAGAGGCAGGTCAATGTGATGTGCCCATCCCATTCCATGCTGTCGAGTGCAAGGCTTACAAGGAAGGCACTTGGCTCAAAGCAGAATGGTGGCGACAGGTGTGCGATTCAGCCAAAGACGATATACCTGTGCTCATCTACAAATTCAATCGTGTGCCTATTCGTGTGTGCGTTCCTTTGCATGCCATCAATCCTGAGTGGGAGAAGGACAATCAAAAGATTGCAGTCTTACCCTTGGAAGAATGGTTAGATGTGTTAAAGTTAAATTGGAAGATTTACGAGGATATGGATGGCAAGTAAAAAAGACCCAAGATTAGCTAGAGCAGGCGTTAGTGGTTACAACAAACCTAAACGAACTCCTAGTCATAAAACTAAATCACATGTGGTGGTAGCTAAGTCAGGTGACAAAGTTAAAACCATTCGTTTTGGTCAACAGGGTGTCAAAACAGCAGGCAAACCGAAAGAAGGTGAGTCAGCTAGACAAAAAGCTAGGAGGAAAAGTTTTAAAGCTAGGCATGGCAAGAACATTGCTAAAGGCAAAATGTCAGCGGCTTATTGGGCAAACAAAGTAAAATGGTAATATCGAGGTCACAAATGAAACAACAAGTAACCAAAGGTGGTAAGAACAAAGCTAAACTCAAGAAGGTTGTAAAAGGTTTGAAGAAGGCTAGTAAGTCACACGCAAAACAAGCTAAAACCCTACAAACCATCAAACTTGGAAAAGGTGGTAGTGCTAAAAAAAAATCCACAGTCAACAAGGCAGGTAACTATACCAAACCTACCATGCGTAAGAATCTGTTTAGTAGGATCAAGGCAGGTGGTAAAGGAGGCAAGCCCGGTCAGTGGAGTGCTCGTAAAGCTCAGATGCTTGCCAAACAATACAAAGCTAAGGGTGGTGGCTACAAATAATGGCTAAAGGTGTAAAACATTACAAAAGAGATGGCACTTTGTTTACAGGTAACACTCACAAAATGCCTGATGGTTCTTTGCATACCAACAAGTCACACACAAAAACTAGCGTGAAGTTATTTCATTTTAAAGATTTATCTAAACGAGCTAAGACAAAAGCTAAAAAATAATGGCATTAAAAAAATCACAAAGATCGTTAAAGAAGTGGGGTGCACAAAAATGGCGTACCTCTGATGGCAAACCCAGTAAAGGCAAAAAACGATACTTACCTGACAAAGCATGGAAGTCACTGACCAAAGCAGAAAAGGCTTCTACCAATCGTGCCAAAGCCAAAGGCAACAAAGCAGGCAAGCAGTTTGTCAAACAACCCAAGAAGATTGCAAAGAAAGTCAGAAGATTTCGTAAGTAACAATGTCTGATCTATCCACACCTAAACATGGTTTACATGGTGGCTTTTCGCTTACCCAAGAAGATGTTGAGAAGTTTCTAGCAATCACCAAGAAGGTTAAGCCCAAGAAAGGTAAAGTCTTCCAAAGCAAAAAGAAAGTTTCTAACAAAGAGTATCGTGATGTCGATGTCTATTACATCGAAGCTGAGGAAGAAGAACTCTATAAAATCTTACAATCAGTTGCACTCAAGATAAACGAACACTTCAAATACAAGATTGATGGTATCGAGAAAGCTCAGGTCATGAAGTACACAGCACCTTCCAATGGTTATGGTTGGCACATTGATATGGGAGCAGAAGGTATCTCTGCCAATCGCAAGATAGGTGTTTCAATTCTTTTAAACAACGATTACGAGGGTGGTGAGCTATCTTTTAGGACAGGTGAAGAGACTAAGACAGTTAAACCTGATACTGGTGAGGTAGTTGCTTTTAGTTCTTTTGTGCCACACAAAGTAGAAAAGATCACCAAAGGTGAACGCCTTGTGTTAGTTGTTTGGTTTACAGGACCTCATTTTAG